TAAAGCTAGTTTAGGTGTTGCTTTCACCCATTTTCTTGGTAGGGAATAAGGAACACCTATTTGTGTCTCTCCTCTATACCAACTAATAGATGGAGGTTTAAATGGGCTAAATAAAGCTTTTACCCATCTAAATTGTTGTAACTTGTATTTAATTTTCATTTTCAAATTTCTTTTTAAGATTTTCATATAAAGTTTTTTCTCTTTTTGCTTTAGCTTCTGCTTTAGTAATAGCAGCTTTTTTTGCTGATTCTACTCTCATTTTAGCTCTTATTTCTTCTAGCTTGCGTTCAGTTTCAGTTTGTTCTCTAAAACAAGTAATACGAATATCAAAACCATTATCATAATCACTTTCAAGACTGATTCTGATTTCTTTGTATGAAGTTATTGGAAGTAAAGGAGTGCGTCCTTTCGTACTTTCATATTGTTTATCAATTTTTTCTATAGCATCAGCTAACATATTCTTTATACCTAAAATCTTGTCACTCACTTCTTCTAAGGTTCCTTCAAAAAGACTATACTTATCAAGATAGATATAAGGAATCTCTGTTATTTCTACTAAATTTTTACTTGTTTTCATATAGTTTCTTTTACAATGATGTTGCTACAAAACTTGTAGCATTGAATAAAGAAGAACACCCAACCAACTAACAAAACTATTCCAATTCCCGTTAATATGTTAATTAAAGGTGTTTTCCAGTTTCTACGACTTATTTTTGGAATGAATATACGAAATAAAAGAAAAGTATAATATATTCCTACAGAATATATCGTAAGAAATAATAATAAAATTTTCATTATCCAATTGATTTAATTAATTTAGATTCTCGATATTCTATTTTACCCATGTCTTGAACAATTCCAAAAAGAATAAATAACTCATGTATTTCTTCGGCGCCTAAAGTTATTTTTTTACCATTGATTTCAATCTTGTATTTGTCATTTTCTTCTAAGCATGTGGCTATCTTTTCTCCGGGATTAGTCCAATCATTTGATATAGATCTACTCATTTCTGTAAGACATTCTTCATCTTGAATAATGTTATAATCATTTGTTAAATAATCTTTATTATCACAATTTGTATATACCTCAATTTTTTTCATAAAGTTTGTTTTTTTGGGAAACATAAGGGGAAAAATATATTATTAGTCAATGAACAATTTTATAAGATACTCAAATAAAGGTTGATATTCATTAGATCGAAATTCATATTTTAATTTATTTAAGAAATTACTATTTTCTTTTTTATACATTTCAAACATTCTACTCTTTGTCATTTTAGAGTATTGAACATTTGCTATTCTATCACAAAGTTTAACAAACATGGCACCTTTTGTATTACAAATACCCTCATAATATTTATCGTTACCTCTTTCTGCTCTGTTCTTTCCTTTCTCATTTGTAACAGCATAAATAATATCGGCAGCTGCTTGACCAAGATGTTCTTTCACATCGTTATAAGATGTACGAGTATCTTCAATTAAATCATGTCCCCAAGTTGCTAGTAAACAAGAATCTTGTAGTGTAACTATAATACCACGACTACCTCCATAGTAATCAACTGTATTATCTAATATACCTTTGAAATCCTGAGCTACTTGATTCACCATCCTTAAATGAAATTCATAAGGAAGATATGTATCGTAGAAATGATTGGTTTTTCTGTGTTGTTCAATACACCATTGTACTTTATCCATTTTATTAATTTTATTTTAAACAAAAAGTTCCTCCTATACCATAACCCATTTGTGTAGATCCAAACACGTGTATAAAAGATGATTTTTCTCTATTAAAAGAATAACCTAATCTTAAACTTATATCCTGATATTCTTTACTACAATAGCTAAACATTGGAGCGATTAATATTTTATTAAATCGAGCTTTCCACATAAAAGAAAAACTAGCTGATTGTTTAGTATCTACTATTCTGTAACCTAGAAGTAATCCAATCTGTACAAATTTCTCTTCTCCGAATAATAAACCCACATGACTAGATGCGCCACCAAACATAGTTTTTTGAATAGGAGCGTCAAATATAACAATAGGTCTGATATATTTATTCTGAGCAAAAGAAAGGCAAGGTAACAACATTAAGATTAATAAGATTTTTTTCATTTTGATTTGTTTTAAATTATAAAAATTTTTATTATTTTCTATTCGTTATTTTTAATAAGGTATTTATTATTGATAACTTTAAAACTTAAATTATCTTCAACACAACGCCAAACTAATCCCTCTGCATCAACAGCCGGATTAAGTATATCTTTTATCTCAGATAATTTTAATATCTCAGGCAGCGTATGATTTAAAACAATTTTTTTATAAATTGGGCAATGGGGAATTTCTAACATTAAACAAACTTGAATAAACTCTTGTTGATTTAATCTTTTCCCATTAACATAGATATTGAACAATCTAATTTCATTTCTTTGTAAGTTATGATGATTGCCATTAAATTTACCTACGGCTTCACCTTGAACAATTATATCATTGGTTTTGTAATACCTGACAAGTTTTAGAATTTCTTTTTGAAAATTGGTATCTATAAAAACTTTATGCCAGTCATTATTTTTGTTATGTAATTCAAATCTTCTACTGCATATTCTAAAATAACTTTTATTTAGAAATTCAGAATGAATAATAGTAATACTGCTTCCATCAAGTTTATAGCTAACTACAAATAATTTGCCGGCATATTGAGTTAAAACTTGCGGAATGTTTTGTATTCTTTCCTCATCAGTAATTGATACCAGATTTCTAGGAAAGGGTGAACGATTTGATTTTTGCAATCCAGGAAACATTTTGTAAAGAAGATTATACTTAAATAAGTAAATTAATCTTTTATACCATTTTTTAGGCATCCTCGGTTTTTCATACCTATCTGGATTGTTATCCGGCTTTTCATATTTTTTAACACCAATAACTTCTGTAACATCATCTCCTTCTTTCCATTTTCCTTCTGGTAATGGTATTACCAATCCTTGTGAAATTTGCTTACGAAGTTTTATAGTTCTTACTCTAAATTTTCTTTCCCTTAAAAATTCAAACTCTGGTAATTCTGGTACGACAGTATCAATCTGAATGTAAGAACATAAATCACCTACTTTAAATTCCCCTTTTTTAACAACGATTTCCCAACCTAATACGGTGGCTGTCTCAATAAAGTCTGCGCCTTCAATAGCAGTTATTTTAATTATTTTTTGTACGCTTGCTAAATTCATAATTTTTAATTTGTTTTATCGAATCATTTCATTACAATAATTAATAATTACATAATGAGTAAAAGTATAAAGGTGATCTTTACACTCATAATATTTTCTAACTTTTTCTTCGGCTTCATCTTCTGTATCAGCTTCAACAATATGATTTTTTTCCTTTTTATCTTGTTCATCACTCATATAGTAATTTTTTCTTACTTCACAATTTACTAAGTATAACATAATAATTTTATTTTAGTGAACATAAAAATTAATAAACTCAAAAATTTTATCTACCATATCTGTTTTATTTAATGGTTCTACTTCCCAATTTAAATCAAATCCTTTCCATTTAGGATTAGCTGATTTTGTGCCATCTGGGAATGTTAAAAATTCATAAAACATAAATATGTATGTATAATTGGCTCCTGTTATTTTGTCGTCAACTTGAACATGAAAGCCATTAGCCCTAAAATCATTTATATATGATATTCTAACAACACAATTATTTATAGATATAAAACCCACTGACCCAATCCAATTAATATTTTTCCCTTCAAAAAACTTTTTACTAAAGTTGATTAAGCTAATCATTCCAGTATCCATTATTTTTAGTTTTTTTATTTTAAGTAGTCAGGACAGGATTCGAACCTGTATTAGTTGTACACCTATCGAAATTAATTTCCTCCAACTGGGTCTGGACTCTACTTTATCATTCAGCGTCTACCATTCCGCCACCTGACCATTGTTTTACATAGATTTAATTTCTTCGATAACCTTATTAAAATCATCATTCAGTGTTGATGTATCTTCTGTGAAATGATTTTTAAATTTTACATTGTATTCATTTTCAATCCAAACAAGTAGTTCATTTGCTCCCCAAACTACTTCGGGTGGGGGTTCGCTTCCAAACGACCAAAATAAAGTGTTTAAAGCATTGATAAGCAATTCTTTATTTTTCATTTTTGTTTTATTTTTTAATAATTAGTAATCAGGACAGGATTCGAACCTGCATCCACCCGTTGTTTAACGGAGTGCCTCTGTCACCAATTCAGCCACCTGACTAACCTTTCTAACTAAATTTGAGTGTGGAGAGCTCTATTATCCCTTTCAATTCCCGATATTGGTTTAGTTAAAAATATTATCTATAACCATGTATAATATAACTCTTCTGATTTGTTATTTCAGACCCAATAAGAAATTAGCGTTACCTGCTACAGTAGTAGGATACTTACCATCCCATCTAGTTACACGTATAAACTCAATGTATTCCGGGGTCAAAGATAACTGTTTTAATTTAATAGCGTTAGCTTCTCCCGAAGCAGCAATAACAGCTTCTGCTGAATCACCCTTAGCTCTTGCTATTTTCTCTTGTGCTTCTGCTTCAGCAACTGTTTTTCGCATTATAGCTGCTTGTGCTTCTTGCACAGCTGTTGTTTTTTCTTCAATAGCTTTTGTAATAGCTGGAGGTGGTGCGATATTAGTTCTTAACTGTGATACTGTAAACCATTTTCCTATCCTCTTATTGCACTCCGTAACAATAGCTGCTTCAAATTCTGCTCTATGATTAAAGATTGAATCTACAGTAAATAAGTTAGCTACGTCATTGACAGATGATATGATAGCATTCTTTAGCCATCCTTGTTCTACTTGCTTAATATCTAATCGCAAGTTCTGAAACATTTGATCTACCGTTGTGGGATTTAAAGAATAGTTAAAGCTTGGTTTAATCGTAGCTTGAAATCCTCCTCTGGTAATTACTGTGTTTTCTTCGTAATCAATATGTTGTTGATATACCGGGAATTCATAGTAACGTTGGGTGAATGAATTATAAAGTACCCATCCTCGTTTATACTCTACTTTTGACATACCTTTATTGTCTCCCACATTTTCAACAAGAATGGCGACTTTACCCGAATCCACTCTTTCTACGTCATAGGGGATTATAAGACCGGCAAAAGCTGAAACAAGTATTACTCCCAGCAATTTAAATATCCCGAATGGTTTAAAATCTTCCCCATCATTTTTTGTCCATGTGTCTGAATCAAAAATTTTAAAAATAAACGATAAAATAATTCCTACAATGAGGAATGTTAAAACTCCAATCATAACTTTTTTTGTTTTTTTTTGTTAATAATAAAAATAATCCGCCTTTATCGAAGAGTCTATATTGGCCATGGTTATAGCATTTTTGTATTTACCGTTTTTTATATCGGTGTTTATATCTTCGTAGTTATGACCATCAGCAAGGTCAACAACCTCAACATTCTTTTTTTGCAATTCAGCTAATAATTCTTTTTTTTCTTTAAGGATTTTTTGCTTTGACATTTTTGTTTAGGTTTTAATTGTTATATAAAATTTATTTCCAGAACTGATACCACTTGTTTTTCTTTTTTTGATAAACAAATGGGGACTCTTTTGAACTACTTGTAGTTACAATTGAACAGTATTTTGCTGTCATCATACTTACAAAAATATGTTGATACTCAGATGGTATGTCTTTGAAATTAGATTTAATATCTACTTCTAGTTCAAAAACTTTACCTCCTTCTGTTCTTAATGTTAATCTATCTTTACAAGTAACGTATGTATTACTTTGAATAGAAAAATTCATATTTTCATCAATAAGAATCTCAGAAAAATTAGATTCATTCATAATTATTATATTAAATTATTAATTGCTAAATATTCGCGGCTAGTCCAGGATTCGAACCTGTGTGTGGTGAGCCTATATAAAATAGACTTACCATGCGTATCCCACTCCGCCACCTAGCCAAAAATAAAAGTTAAGCACTATAATAAACAGTACTTAACTTTTATTTGTTTTCGAACGAAATGATATTATTCACTACGGTTTAAAAATCCTGAAGATACAGTATCAATTTTTGTATCCCAACCGTATAGAGTTTTAGTTCTAGTTTCTTTAGTATGAATTTCTTGAACTACTTTTTTACCTTCTTCTTTTACGATATGGTTTTTTTCTATCTCGGTATCATTTAGAGTGTGTTCTGACTCTCGATTTTTTATTTCAATATCAGAAAACCGCATGAAGATAGCAGATTTTGCTCCAATGTAAGTCAATGAAAACATTAGAATAAAGTAAGAAACAATAATAAACTTTTTCATTTTATTTTTTTAAATTTTGAATAATTGATTTGATTATCTTTTTAATTTACTATCACTGTTCCAATTTGATTCATTAAAGAACCCTGCTATTGGCACACCCTCATCTTGAGTTCTAATACCGCAGAAAATAAAAGCTAATAAAAAGCTTATCGCCATTATAGTAAAACCATTAAACAATGGGTGGTTATCAAATTGAGCTGCTGGCGAACTAAAGAATATAAGGAAGTACAGAAAAGATACGACAGGCATAATAGTCGCCGTATTAAATAATTGGTGAGACCACCAATTTCTCCAACGGAAAGCTTCGATAAAACGGAACACCGTGAAATCGTTGCCCCACTTATGAATCAATCGGTAATGGTTTTCATCAATCTTAAAAAAGATTGCCGGGTCTTCTTGAGCTCTCAGTTCCGCTTTAGAAATATATTTTGTCTCTCTGAGTTCAAACATACTTGCTGGGGCCATAATAAAATACCTGCGTGGTAATGAATACTCGTCGATAGGAGAGTTTGTATTTTTAGAAAACTCTTTGATTTTTGACGCAACTTCAACATCGTAAGAACCGGTATAATATTTACTTGATAAAAAACGAAGGCGGTAATCAACGCAGAGTTTTTTGATTTCATTTATATGGTAAACTTTACCATCAAAGTCTTTCTCCATTTTCTCTAATGCAATCTGATTACCTCGCACTTTTTCGACTCGGTTAAAATGAGAATTCTCAGATAAAAGCCGAATGATTCTTGCGTCTTCTACAGAATTACTTTCCAACAAAAGTTTCATTTCCTTTACCGGATCGAGATTAGATTCTTCTTTCTTTTTTTGAGTTATTTTTTCTAACTCTTTGTCGATGGAAATTTTCATTTTTTTTTGTTTTTGATTGTTAATGAATAAAAAATGTTTAGTAGTCAGGACAGGATTCGAACCTGTACACACTTGAGTTCTAGCAGTGTTCGCATTCTCTAAGACGGCCAACATTCCGCCACCTGACTATTTGTTTTAAAGTATTCCTGTATCACTATCAGTAATACCTACTTCCATTGGAATTTCATCTTCATCCATTATGTTATAATTTAAATTATTAATAATAAATTAGTAGTCACAATTAAATTTAAAAACAACCAACTACCTTCTAAGTAGGATATGATAATCTGACTGTTTACAGATAGCAGTAACTGGTATCATACGTTAACCTAAACCACTCACATCTTAGAACTGTGAGGTAATTGATAGCTACGGACCCTCTACCAAGGCTTCTTGGATTATTAATCCAAATAATTACTGTCTAGTGTTAATCAGTTGGTTGCTTTTTTTAATTTAGAACAACTCTGCTAACAAACCATTCAATCTGTTAAGACCATCTTCCAATCCTTCAATTTGAAGTTGTGCATTGATGACATTTTGAGAATTAAACGGTCTTGCAGATTTAGCAGCTAGTAAAGATTGTCTACTAGATGCCAGTGACCGTTTGGTAGCCAATACGTCTGCTTGCAACTGCTGTTGAGCTTCTTCTACCTGAAACTCCACTTGCTGTTCGTCTTTCTCCTTCTGTGATTGTTGCAACAGGTCTCTGTACTTTAATACCTGTACTACTGCTGGTTGTTGTTCCATTGATTGTTGTGTTTCGTTCATTTTGTTTTGTTTTTATATGTGAAAAAATAAGAGACTCTTTAGGATATTTTTCAAAGAATACGTCAAAATTTTCTTGCTTAATAACATCATGCCAGAAACTACCGTATTCGGGTGTTTCAGACCATGAAAATCCACCATCAGAACAACAAGCAGTTTTTTCATGTTCAAACACAGATACATCACGCTTACCTACTTGTTCAAACTGTCTTTGAAGCATCATTTCTACCACCTCACAAGGAAAATCAGCTATTTTTCCTCCGTATGAAAGAGAAGGTTTAGCAGGAGAAGGTATACCACCATATTTTTCATAATAAACCTTATATTCACCACAACTTATACTTAACCAAAACGGATCTCCTTCAGGTGTGTCCATCCATATAAATCCTAAAGTATCATTATTTCTTTCTGTCCATCTTTGTTCTACTCTTCTATCAAGAGCTAACATAATGATTTCTTCAGGCATAGCTTTTGGATAACGCACCTTTGGATAGTTATCATAGAAGTAGTCAAACTCTTCTCTATTAATAACAACAGCCCAGAAATAATCTTTTTCGGGTGTTTCAGACCATGTAAAACCAGAAGTTTTATTTCCTTGAAATACGCTCCAATCTTTCTTACCATGTTGTTCTTTCTGTCTATACATCATAAGATGTCGTATTTCTATTGGAAATTCATCTACAGTCATAATGTGTGTTTTAATGTTGAGAAATGCTTTACGTATTTACCTGTAAATTCCACTGTTACACCAATAGTGGCAAAATGCTTTGTGATTTTCTCTTCTCTATATTGAGATGTGTAACTAATATTGTCATTAATTCTTACAGCTTCACGAGTAAACAGTGTTTCATTTCCAAGTGTATCAAGCAAGTCAGGAATATCCCAATCATAAGATAAAGAATCAGGATTTGGTTTGTGTAACAAATCCTTTTTAGGAACACCCATTTGTTCACATCTAAAGCCTAAACAGCACATATATCCTTCTTCATTTAACAATGCTGTAGATCCTTCGCCTGTTTTATTAAATGTAATAGAATTTCCTCCTGTTCTCCATCGGGAACGGTCAATAATTAGGTAATCTTTTTTCATAATCTTTATTTTTTCCACATGGGGTTGTAACGAACAGAATTTCTGTCATATTTGATTTTGCTTTTTATTCCCTGTTTCTTAAAAAAATAATTCTTGTCATTTGTGGGACAAGAAGCGTTTTTTGACGAAGCACATGAGGATAAAAAACTTACAGCTAGAATAAACATTAGAAACTTTTTCATTTGTTTTTGTTTTTGTGGTTTATTAATCTTTTATATTTAATTCATCTTTCCAAAGTCGGTCGTCATCATAAGTGACTTGTTTTATTATTAAATAAGAAAACGCAAAAAATACGCTGACAGTAACTACCGCCATTATAACCATACCCCTATCAGAACTAGGGTAAAAATAATACCAGCATAAAGCCATACTAATTAAACATACACATGCTAGTATAGCATTTATATTTCTTTTAATTAACTTTTTCATCTTTTTTATTTTAGATTAAAAAATAGTAGCCTCGAAGAGAATCGAACTCTCGTTTGAAGAATGAAAATCTTCCGTCCTGACCATTAGACGACGAGGCCCCCGAATTATTTACTATCAATAACCCAGTTCTCACCAGTATCGTTTGAACAATACTTAGTCTGTTCTACTTCTAAAATCTGATGTTCATTTACAGAAGTATATTTCACAACACCGGTGCTAACTACATTTTCTTCACCCGCCATATTAAGCATGGATAAAAGAACTTCCTTTGGGAATTTAATCAGACGTTCTTTACTAGGTCTAATCAAAGGCCGCTTAAAAACTTCATTAGAATCTTTCCATTGAAATAACATTTCATTTTTAGAAATGATTACACCAACTAATTCTTTTGAATTTACATTGGATACCAAAGTACTTACAATTGATTTTTTGTTCATGTTACGGTTTTTTATGATGAGAAATTATTCTAAGATTATTGCGTCTTCTTCTACTCTTAACAAACGTCGAGTTAATAATTTATTTAAATATTTTTTACCTACTTCTTCACTATTAATATCGTTTACAACAACTTCATTATCCATTAGCTCATAACCATCTCCTGGGATAAAATAGTATTTTACTTCCGATGTTATCTTTTTAATAATCTTTTTAAAGATTATATTTGATTCATGCATCCATTTTAAGGCAATCATTTCGCTTTCATCGAAAGTTCCTTCATTTAAAACCACGACATTACTTTTAATGCCGATTATGTTTTCATCTTTTTTGCAATCCAAATACATTAAGTATAACTCTGATGGATCATCAGACCATAGTATTTTAGAGTTATCAATAATTTCATCATTTACCTCATGAAAGTCTTTTGTTTCTTTTGGTAAAAACGGTACGATTTTGTTGAACATTTTGGCAATGCAAAAATACTTTTCCATAATTTTGTTTTAATTTTAAATAAAAAAGCCCCGGAATGTAGAAACATTAGGGCTTTAATTTTCAACCATATGCAAAAAAGTTTTCTATTTACCTAACACTGATGATATATCCCAGATACTTTCTAATGGGATTTCTTTTTGTTTAATTACTCCGGTACGACAGAATAAGATTTCCATTTCAAGTTCTTGAAACATAGTGGTTTCAAACTCGAATAGTTTAAAACCATTGTTATATAAGTTAATTGCGTCGTCTGCTGTAAACCATTGATTCATGTTCTCAACATTCTTGCCAGCACTTTGCCAAGTGAACCCATCTCTTTTATGGATAGGATTAAACGGCATTGGAAAGTCTTTTGCTATACCGTTGGGACATAAGATATGAATCTTTTTTCTTAGTATACCATCTTTAGTATACCACATACCATCTTTATCTTCCGGGTTTTCTATTCTATAAACTACTCTTGTTTCCATTTTTTTTATTTTTTATATAATTTATTTTCTTTAAAATAGAATCCAAATGTTTCTGCTTTAGACGAATATGAATTCCAATTATTATCGTTGTTTAACTTTTCCACAGTCACAACGTTATACCTAGAATTTATATCTGTTACTATTACATCGTTTAAACCGTCATTAAAAGTGTACCCAACGTACACTTCATTTATCTCGTGTGGTTCATCTTCATCAGATTTCTTTAGAGTTAAATAAGAAACAATGAGAATAGTAACCGCAACAATAACAAATACTATGTATACCATTTTGTTTAATTTTTATTATTAAAGTGGACCAGCCTGGGCTCGAACCAGGGACCTATGGCTTATGAGGCCAGCGCTCCAACCAACTGAGCTACAAGTCCAAAAACTATTGTATAATATTAAAGATCATCAATTAAGTATATGAATAAACCAATTGCTAATGTTATTATAAAAAATAAAATGGGTAAAAGAATAAAATAAATAATCATATCACCAAAACTAATACTAAAATCTTTTTTATCTAACACGTATGTTATTAATAAAAGATATATTATTCCAGACACAGAAAATAATCTATCATTTAAATTTTTTATTTGTTTCTTTGTCATATTTTTAATTTAATTTATACCCGTAAGACTCATAAAACTTTTTTGAAACTTTATCCCAATTTGAATATTCTCCTGTTCCAAATCTCCACCAATCTCCTCTAAAAGAATCCTGACCAGCTTCGTTGTTGTCATCTATTAATAAATCACCTATAAAAATATTTTTCATTGGTGATAATATTAATTTATTTAATCCGTCATATCCAAAGTGTCTATAAATCCATTCTGCTTTTTCTTCGTAACAATGAATGTTCATTACAGATGGTCTAGTTAAAAACCATAAGTCACATCTACTATTAAATTCATAATAGAAATTTATAGCACCAGGCATGGGCGCCAAGGAGTTAAAGAATCCTTTTTGTGACCAAGGCCACTTTTGTTCTATTTCGCTGACAGCTTTGTCTCTCCAAAAATCTACCGCCGAATCAAAGTCACAAAAAGTTTTGTCTAGATCAATGTATACTATCATGTTAAAATATTTTCGTATTTGTATTCTCCTATAAATTCAACTTCAATGCCAACAGTAGCAAAATGATCTTTAACCTGAATCTCTCTTGTTTTAGAATCTATTGTCTCAGAATCATTTATATCAACGGCACCACTACCAAAATCTGTATCTATATATATACCATCATCATCATCACTATTTGATTCTGCTATTGGCATTAAATTTATATTATGGTCAAAAACCGCGTCTCGGGGCGTACCGGCACTACGTATATGATTTTCTTTTAAACCAGCACTTAAACAAAAGAAACCAAGACAACACATGAATCCTTCATTATTTAAAAGAAATGTATTTCCTAAACCGGTCTTACTATCACCACTTGCACCGGTTCTCCATTTAGAACGATCAATTACTAATTTTTCCATGACTATTTGATTTTTATTAATTTAAAATAATTTATTTCTCACAGGTCTAATATTAAAGAGTTTACTTTTATCAGAAAGCATCTGTGAACCATAAAAGAATTGCTGTACCCAAATTGTTTCATCATCACCGGCTGTAGAACTCCAATATGAATTAGTAAAAGAAAAACTATTATCTCTGTTAATAAACAAAAGATTAAGTTCACTTCTTGTGGGTAGTCTCCAATCACCTTCAAGCTTTTGACAAGCTTCTACTGATTCTTGCCACGACATTATACCTAAATCATATGGAAATACCTCGATTGAAATAGATTGTTTTAATAACATGATTATTTTTTTATTCTAAGAATATTTTAAGTGTTTTACCATCATCTTGAACAGACATTGATATTGATTTAAAACTCCCTAGTTCTTGATAAAGAACAAGAAGTCTACCTGTTTGAAGAGTGTTTTCCGCATGGTTTATTATTTCTAGTCTTGTTATTTTAGACTCGTCTACTATTTGTTGTGCCATAGGTTATTTGTTATATAATTAAAAAAGTCATCTGGGTAGTAGATTATATAGACTAAAACAAAATCAAAATTAAAAACAAAGACCTCTCTCTACGTTCAAAGGCAAAGACAAAATCCAAGTCTTTTTTTCTATTAGAATTAAAAACCTGTTCTTGTAACAGGCATCATAATAGAAATCAAGAAAAGAATTTTTGTAGAAAGAGCGATAGTTTAAATTTTATTTACTTTAAAAGAGTATTTTTTTCTGTTTTAATTAATAAATTATCCACCACCCAGATGTAAAGGATAGAATAATAAGTCTTGTGACAGTTATCCTACCCACCTTTTTTATTATTCTTTAGGCATGAAAAAATCGATTGTTGACTGATATTCTTCTGGCACATTAATCCGATAGTTTGAAATCTTTTTGATTAAGTTATGCCTGTTTTCTTCAAACTTTTGCAATAAAGCCTCATGGTCGTTTTCGTATTTTTTATAAGCGACTTGGTATTCATCGAGTGCTAATGCATATCGAGTATTCCATTCCGACCGGAGTCTTGCATTCTCTTCAGAGATACGCGCGTTCTCTAAAGTAGTAAGATTTTTTACTTTAGCTTTATAGTAATTGACTTTTTGTTCCCACTCTCTATGAGTAGCTGCCAACTCTTCGTGCAATTTAAGTAACTGGTCAGAAGTGTGATGCACTTTATTAACCATTGGAATTTTTTTCCCTTCTTCTAAAGATATAAAATCTAAAGGCGCGATATTATTCAGTTCATTTCGAAGTAAGTCTAACTTACCATTTTTATGTATGAACTGACCAACATGGCCAGCGTATGCCTCTGCTCTCCAATATTCAGACAATTCTTCCTTACTAAGCTGTTCCCATCCCCAATTCTCATTAACCATTGCTTTAGTATCACATGGTGTGAAGTCGGGGGATTTAGGTGATTCTTTTCTTTGTAAGACCATTAATTGGGCTGCTTTTAACAGTTCTTCCTTTGCTTTAATGTTTTCCATCAAGAAAGATTGTGTTGCGTGCAGATTAGCTTTTTCTATTAACGCGTCAACAATGTTCACCGGCATAGGAACCGGTGTTCGCTGCGGGTAAGTTTTCCCTTCGTAATTGAATTCGCTGCCGTGATTGTTAATAGAAGCAATAGTTCTTTCTATCTCTTTAGCTCTTTGGTTACAAAGATTGCTGATAGATTGTGCTTGGCTCAAACTGAGACCTTTGTCTGAAAGATGATTTTGTTTCATACGAGTTTGTGGTTTTATTTATTTTTAATTTATTTTTACTTCAGATAAATCAGAATACATTTCAAAGGGTATAACTTCTTTCCCGCAACCGAATAAGTCTAATTTGTTATAATAATACCATTGGGCTTTTGATACAGTATTATCATATTCTTCGGGAAGCTTAAATTTCCGGAAACACAAGGTGTCGAATCCAGAACCTTTGTACATAATAGAAACATAAGTCCTTGACGGGGATGGTTTTAATTCTGTTATCATATTGTTTATTTGTTTATGAATATCATGCCTGCTAATATAATAAGTAATACTATTAAAATTATAGCAATTTGATTCTTTATTTTGTTACTCATAACTAATTGTTTGGTTGATTAAAGATCGTTGCCGTCTATGACGCGATAGAGGAATACGGCACATAGTAATAATACCAAAGCCCCACCACAATACAACATAAATAAAGGGATGTTTACTAGCAGGTAAAAGAAAAGCCATATAAGACCAAATATTATTGCTGTGCCTAGAATGGCCAAAAGGATGTTTCTGATTTTTTTAAGAACAGTATTCTTTTTCATATAATTATTTTTTATTTTTTTTAGTAGCGGCTTTAATCTGTTCAATAGTAAAGCAACGAATTCCGTTAATATAACAGTACATATAATTATTTTTTATTTATCTAGTACCTTTCATACCATTACAAACACCATACCCACGTCTGTTCCCTAAAGCGTTAATCCTTTCGGCATCTTCCATAGCAACAATTTGTATCTCATTACCAGTCTTATGATTGGCAATTTTAACACCCCCTACTTTTTCAACTGTGGAACAGTTAATACAATCTGTGTAACCAAATCTTGTATAGCGCAATAATGGCATATCACCACCACATTTGCAGCAAGGCGTCATTTCCATTTTATAAAATATTTGAATTGGTTTATTTTTAATTATTGACAGTATACTATATTCTAGGAAGACCCATGTCTTTCCCCGTATCGGATATATCTTGATTTACTCTATCCTTATGATAGTCGGAGTCTAGAAGTATGCTAAGTACATTATAAGCTACATCATCTTGAACGTTAAACTTTGTCTGTATGTCACGGATGTGCCAGAGATTATCTACAAAATATCCATTCTTTTTCAGTAACTCTCTAGCAGCATTGACTTCTTGTGCGTTATTTTCTTTTTCCACTCTTGTAACAATTTATTTTAATAATCTTTAGATTAAATAAAAACCCCCAGTATAGACATACCGGGGGAATAGTAGTTAGGTAACTCAACTAATTACCACTTCTACTTAGGTCAACTTATAAACAACAACAACACTAATTAGCTTTGCTTCTCTTATGGTTACCAATTCCGCCACCTGACTATGTTACGTTATCTTTTTACCTTTTAAAATAAATTTTAAGTAATCGTCACTGACATCTCTAAACATGTAACCATACGCACCAAAGTAGATAAGCCTTCCATTAATTATTTTTATCATAATATTTAATTTTTAGTATTCAGTTTAAGATACTATATACAAAGCGATAATATAGTCATTATAAAACTACACGCAAGTGAGAAATACAACGAATTAATATTCCCTCTTTTAACTTTACTCGAATGATACTCAAGTATAAAGTACAGTATTATAAAATTTAATCCGTTTGAAACAACAAGAAATAAATCTTTGTCTTTAAACGAAGATGGGTTGAACATAATGTACAGGCCAAATAATAATAAACCTGCGCCAGAAATGTAAGAAAAATACATAACATACTTTAAGAACTTTTGCATAACTAATTGATTTATATGATTATTTTAATTGTAAACTAATTTATCTGTCTGTTGTACCATGTTATAATATTGAATGGGCACGATACATATTTTTTTAGCTGTGAATGGGTGACTTGGTTATCAACAATATTCATATAATTTTCGCTATTCCAAGGTTTTCCATCTCTAATACAAATCAAATAACTTTTATCTTGAATAGATGTAAGAATATATTCTTCATTACCTAATAAAGGTGAATTAATCATCACTCTAGTGCCTATTGAATATGTCTTTTCATCTTCAAACAGCTCAATTAATTCATGTTCTATTTTCTTTTTCCAATCTTTACATGCTGCTTTGTGCGCTTCTCTAACAAACTCTTCAGAGGTTTCAAGCAATTCTTTTCCATCAACAGCTAATACAGATGTTGTTCGATTTTGTACATATATAAGCAGACATCCTGATAACGACCAACCAAGCTTATCACTAACTTCTTTAACATCTTTGGTACTATGCCAAGGAAAGGCACTTATTTCTTTCGCCTCCATGTATTCTATAAAATGACGAATAAAAGCAAAAGCAGAAAGTGACCATCTTTTATTAGCACCAGGAAGCCTAACTGCCACATAAAAATCAACATCATAAGCAGGTAGAATCGTAATATGTTCACCAATAGAAAAATCAGTGTAGTCTTTACGGTTAAGCTTGTAACAATCAAGAGCCATTCCTCCTAATTCTTCAAGAATAATGAGTTTAAATAACTTGGGAAACTCTTTGTTGATTCTGTCTTTCCAATTATAATCTGCAACATTATATGCTTCTTGAACAAATTCTCTTCTTACTTGTAGTTTTTTTGACATGGTTTGTGGGTGTTTATTGTTAAGGATACGTTAATGCTATAAGATATTCATTAGTGTAATCGTAGATATCGATACTAATAAAACAGCAATCCACCAATTTTTACTGAACAATTTAATATCACTGTTCTTATCTCTACCTATGTATACGGCAGTCCAAATAAGAGAATAACAAATAAATTTTATAAAAAAGACTATCATAACTAATTAGTATTTAATTTCTTGTTTAGAAAAGGGTGTGCTGCCCAATGTGATTGGGTTACAATGGTTATAGTCCATCTCAGCAATTGGCGTTTCACCCTCTTATTTTTTTATCAATGTTCTACACGCGTACCCCATTATTTGTTCAAGATTACCCATTTTACAAAAACCATCTTTAAACTGAATAGCAAAATTATCAGTACCAAAACGGTTTGTGTCTTCAAACACGAAGACAACTTTATTATCCATATATCTAGTACGCGCTAATACGTTTTCAATCTCTGAGAATACATTACGAGAAACAGCAACACATTCAGTATTACTAAGCTGTGCTTTCTCATAAGGGAAATAACCTACAGCTTTAAATCCTTTAAATTCTACAGGCTCTTCAAGAGATACATAGTCTTTGAGCTGTTGGAGGTCGTAGATTCTAACATGTTTCATAACTAATTAGTATTTAATTTTTTTTGGGATCATTGTTTTCTAACACTTCGTAAACAGCCCAGATAATTAAAATAATACAAATAAAAAACGCGCATTTAATGCTAAACATCGGGTAATTAACTACAATCAAACTAAGTCCCCCTAGTACAATGCAAAAGATTGTTACATACAAGACTGCTAAAGCAATGTTTTTTATTTTTCTAAAACTTGTTTTCATATATATGTTTTTGTATTAATTGTTTTTTAAATATTTTAGTGTACTATTATAGGTTTTTATAGCTTTTTTTATAGCGTCTTTCATCCCATCTATAGAGAAAAGATATTCCTTTTCATCGGTATACATATGTACCATCTCTCTAATGTTAAAATATTTAATACAGCTTTGTATCCCCTCAATATCATCCAACAAACAAATCAACCCTTCCATTCTCCTATCCTCAACAAATGACGTAAAACATATGGCATTCTTAATCGTATCATCAGCAAAGGATATTTGGCACAGAAAAGCACCTTTATCTAAACAGTATTTCATAGCCTCAATATTAGCCATGCAGATGTCGTATCCATTAATCATTTCTGCCTGTTTGTGTAGGTAGAAATAACTTGGTCTAACTACAGGCTCTGGGCATTTTCTTATACTAGAAATAGGTTCAGCATAGAATATTCTACCTGTTCCCGGGAAGTTTGTATCCATAGTGTTTAGTTTTATTGGTTTATATTAATGGGTTATAACATCCTCATCCAACTCCAAATATCTCATCAACACAAAGCTCACAAATCCATTTCACATCTGTAGAACCATCCTTATGACGAATAACTACTCGAACTCTCGGGTCACCATAGTTATCATTTAACACACATCCACAATCGTCACAAGTACATTTAGATTTATAATCATCAGGAATATCAATTTTTCCTATAACCTTTGTCAAAGATTTTTCCATAGTGTTTATTGTTAAGGATACGTTAATGCTATAAGATATTTATTAGGGTAGCTTTAGTGCATTATTTAATACTGTAGATGTTAACTTTTCCCACCAATTTTCATCTTCAAGGAACTCAGCCAATTTTTCTGCTTTTTCTTTTGTATCGTATGTACAAACCAACGAATTGTCTGAAGCATTAACCACAGCAAAACAGTTTACACTATACTCTTTGACTACGTACTTACCCATAGTTGTATTTTATTGGTTTATATCAGTGTTTTAAATGCCTACCCGTTATGTGACAGAAAACAATGAATTAAAAATATAATTGAATATATTATTGCAGTAGCCGATATACCAATTATCAAACCGCCATTATAGGTTTTCTTTTTCATATATAAAATGGTTTATTTTCTAGCCCACATACTATTGGTAATTATACACCCTATATTAAATGCATCTTCAAGTGTAATATCGCCATCATTATCTGTACGATGGGACTTTATTGTTATCTCTTGTTCATAAAAAGAAACATTCAATATAGACGCATCAAACCCAATTTTTATTAATGAATCAGAAGGAAAAAGTCCTGCACGTAATACGTCCCATTTAATAGTAATTTGTTTACTCATAACGATCGTGTGTATTAAAAAATGAATAAATGTGTTAAAAGGTTATATTATTAAAAATAAGATATAAAATGATAATATTCAATATGGTAAGGTTTACCACATAGAGATATAGACATAAAGTGTATATATGATAAATAAATAATGAATAACCGTAAAATTTCGGAAAGCCATAGGGAAAATATAGCATAGGAAAAGAAAAAGGGAGTGGCATATTGGTCTGCCAACTCCCTCCATCAACCAAACTTAAACCCCAACAAACAAATATATATCAACGCAATGCGTCGTGGGGTATTCGGAATCGAACCGAAGTACCGGTTAAGCCGGCTTTGACCATCTACCCCGCCTAATAATTAGCATAAAACTAAATTCATACTAACTATTTTTCTATACATAATAATACCTATATATGCCTTATTTTATTTTATGGCTGTAATTATAATAAATTACGCAGCCCTATAAGCATAGGTATATAATGTATATTGTCTTACGTGTTTTCTCTTGAAAAACTAATGTGTGCAGACATACACAACAATAGCAAAATACGGATAGAATCCCTCATACCCGTTTTCTTTCTTTGGGTTCCTACGACGTACTCATTCGGTGATATATTCCCCTCACCATATTACAGTACGAAGCCACCAGCTATACCAACAAGCTCATATATTCATTGGTAATCAAGTCCCGAACTAATTCACCGTCATTGGGCTATGACGTTGCTTTTAAGAATCAGTGGGGCATATTCTGGGGAATAGCCAAACCTGTAGGCTATGATTACCCATACGCACATATTTATCGTATTCACTACCTTAGTGTTATCATTGATACTACATTCCACTTGTAGTACCTTTGCAAAGGATTTCTCATGCAGGGAAATGACGATATAAAAATATCTTAGCCCCCTTACATTAACTGCTTAGATTTTGCTATGATAGGCAAAAAACAGGAAACGCAAGGCGGATAATTCCATGCACGTGGGTTGTTTAATTTTTTAGTAGGTTGTTCCGAATCGATTGTATAATGGCTATTAGTTTGCATGTACCTGCCCCGCGTGTGCCCTACTAAAAGTAGCTGTAATACGTATAACGTAAAACAGAAAACCCCCATGCCTAGTATAGCATAGAGGAACTAGCGATTTTCCCACACATTGTAAAGACTGACATACGACCTGCATAGGCATATGTCTCCCTTGGCCTTTACGTCCCGGGGGAGTACACCACTGTACTATTGATTCTGCGAGTCTGCAGATTGCTGTGCTTCCAACGGGATAAGAGATGTAATCTATCACTACCTGTCAAACAAGGTACTGAGATGGTTAGTCATTCACTGGTATGCGAATGGTCACCTCATTAGGAACTTGGCATTGTTCCATCCTCTAGGATAGTGCGACTACACACTTATGAACACACATTTGTTAGGTATGTGCCACGTGTCGCACGGGTTATTAGTGGCATCATTGGTATATGATGTAGCCCCACCTTTTAGCCCACAATATGCAGCCCCTGTCATAGAGCTGTTCGAAAGCCCTCTTTTCATTTACACAAACACACTTCCTTGAATGTAGCGATGGTGGTGCTACATTTTACAGGGATGGTTAACCTGTAGCCCCCCTCCTGTTAGCGAAACAGATAAACACTAATGTTTGAGGGGGCGGCTGTTAAGCCGTAGTAGGAGCCGGTAATGCCTGCAATTCTTTCAGCCTTTCTTTGAATGCCTTGCGAACATCCTTCAGTTGTGCCAACAGTTGAGGCAAGGGGGAGTTTTCCAAAAGTTCACGCTGTGCCTGAATCTCTTGAATCTTCTCAATGGTTTCTACCTCGTCAAATTTGAATTTGATTGCGGTGCGGAACTCAAGAAAAGATACTCCGTTTTCACTTTTCAACCCAAAGATGCGCGCGATTAAAACTACAAGTGGGTCTTGATGTTTGTTCGTGTTGTACTCATACGCATTCTGTGGGAACAGAACCGTTGATAGAGATACATACATACCGCGACTTACCCGATTGAATGCGTCTGATGGCTTGATGGCAAAGGATGACTTACGTCCCCTCCAACCTACTACCACGTGACAATCAGTCAACCGCTGCTTACCCAATGCATTAGACAATGACTTCAGTGCTTCCGAAATTAACTTCGTTGGCTTGTTGTCTTTGTTATCAACATTAGACAGGTCAACAGGTGGGATAGTGAAAACAGTTTCTACCCCTTTGGCTTTTCCTACTACTTGTAACGTAAGCTCGTTACTAGCTTCAATTGAATCACTCATATGAATAATCGGGCTGTTTAATACCCAATAAGGTAGGTCAAACCTGCAATAAAAGTTGATACAACGTGTGAATTAACTATCTGTATCGTTGTGGGTAGGCAATATTGGTATATATTACCTTGTTACCCTAACACCTTACAAACATACAACAATTTTTGTGTTAAAAAATGTTAACGAATGTTAAAGTATTGTTAAAACCAAATGTTAAATAAATGTTAAAATTGTGTGTAGGTAGTGCCTACTATTCCCTTTCAACAATACAAATATACAAATAATTTTGCGTTAAAAAATGTTAAAATCAAAAAAGATTTTGTTAAAGTTTGTTAACAATTTTCGTTAAAAAAGTGTTAATATTTGTAGCTCTATTAACAAAATTTTAACATTTGGGATCGCGCACCTCACTCTTCTTTGCGAGGCTATTTTTTCGACTACCATCAATATATACGTATATACGACATTAAATGCTTTCTAAATTCATACCCCCCAAATAAAAAACCCCTTTAGCTATACAACTAAAAGGGTAAAAATTTATTAAAAGGCGATTAAAAAAAATGCCTAATTTTTTTAAGAGAATACTCCTCTCACCCACAATGTTACCGTCGGCGGCATGATTGTGCCATGCGATTCCCACTCTCCTTCATGTTGAGTCCACATAGAATACATGTGAAAAGTTTTATAACCTTCTTCTTCATATAATTTTAAGTGTTTATAAAACAACGTGAATATATCTTCTTCGTATTCCTGTCTAGCGGGAAATCTACGTGTAATTACATCTTTTTTAACTCCATTTATTTCAATTGACAATTCTTGAGTATGTACTATTTGTATCATATTATTTAATTTTCTTTTTTATTTATTTAACAGTCTATTTTTAGTATGATCCAATTGGGTTGTTTATCATAGAACTCTCTACTCTCGGTAATCATTACCCATTCTTGATTATCACCCCATAGAATGTGATCTTGGTTTATAGTGACTACCCATTTGGTATTATGTTTTTCATTATACTTATTCAGAACTGAGGGAATCTCTGATAAAGGTGTATATTTAGTTAGCCATATAGCATCTCCATCTCCACCTTCTGATTTTACTGATGTGTATAATAAGTCTATTATTTTTTCGGGTATCATATTATAAATTTAATGTTTATTCGTATGTAGTTTTGGTTACTTGAAACACTTCTTGTAAACCTTTGTCTTGACATAGGTATCCATTATTACCTCCGGCCTCCCATATGTTAAATTTAAAAAACTTATCGTCTGATTTTCTTTGCACTATATAATCCCATGATGGGCCATCCGAATAATCTGATTTGTTTATTTTATCAACACTTATATATGTTTCACCTTCTATTTCATAACTATTACCAATAAAGTATACCCCATCCCATAACTCTAATTGCTGTTCTGAGGTCATTTTAATAAGAATTCTTTTCTTTTTCATATTATAAATTTAATGTTTTTTTTTAATCTACATAATTAGCCAACTCTTTTTCAGATAAAACCTCTTCTTTAATGCCGGCTAATTGTTGCATTCTTTTTATTGAAGGGTTACTACTATAAGAACCTACTACGCCTCTATTTTGAGATTTACTAAGATATTCTTGTTTGGCGATACTCGAGTCGTCGAGAAAAGACCAAGTTGAAAAATATGGTGGGGGTTCTTGGGATTCTGCTTTTGTAGAGAAGTTGGGATTGGGGCCGGGACTAATAGATGCAGTATATTGCTGTCGGACTTTATAATTAGGATAATAACCATTATTATTTACCTTTGGAGTCTTTTTCTTAAAGAAGTATATCTGCTTTTTAGAAAGATATCCTATTACTCCACCTATAATTGAAAATGGTATTACTCCTGCTATTACGTTACCTGCTATTAATCCGATTATTCCTCCTACTATTCCATATATAATAGCTTTTAACAATATCATGTCATCTAAAAGCCATTTTATAAAAAGTAAAAATACTTTATCAAAACCTATTTTTTTATTCATTAGTATTTAATTTTTATGGTACAATCAATTTTATATCTGTATCTTTATGCTGTATGGTTATTTTAGTAACATTAAGTTCATCGCTATTCCAAGATAAACCTCCATACGTCACTGTATCTATTTTTCCTAATATTTCCCATGTGTAAAATACTTCGCCGACGGCATTAAGAATATTTATTTCTGCTTTGACAGAAGCATCATCTTTTAAAGCATCTTCAATGATGCTAGGAATACATATACTTAAAGGATTATATAATTCGAATGAAGTAAAAGAATCAATGCCATCATAGTTTAGTCTATGTAATTCTGAAACTTTATAAATACAGTACGACGGAATTGCACTAAGTGCGTAACCTTCTTTAAATTTTATTATGAACCGGTTTTGCTTTGCCGGTTCAAATAGTTCATTATTTATCATGAGTTTATTATTTTGCATTTTCTGTTGTTTCTTGTTCTTGTACTGTATAATTAAAACTTTCTGTTATCGCAGAACCTCTATATCTTACGGTTGCCGTATTTAAAGAGTCAAACATAACACCTGATCCTTTACTTGTAGCACTAAAATTTAAAGTACTATTGCCTTTAACTCCGAAATTTCTACTAACACCAAAAGCATCTTGGTTAGCACCGATGTAAGTAAAAGACCATTTGTATGCCTCTTCTTGGAGTTTAATTTTTTCTTTTAATTGTTCGTTGGTAAACTCACGAGAAGCGTTTTCTTCGCCGTCTGTAATAGTAATAAACAATACTTTATCGGGTCTTTCGTTTTTTGGTAGTTCAGATAATTCATTACCGACTTCATCAATCAGTTTACACATTGAATCAATTAATGCGGTGTTACCTCTTGGGTTTATAGTGATGTCTTCTACCTCTTGTAAATTTTTCATTTTATGAATTACTTCATATGTATGGTCGAATTGTGCTGCAGTGAAAGTGCATTTACCTAATTCTAATTTTTGCTTTTCAATAAATTCTTTTAGCCCCCCTTCCATATCTTTTTTAATGGAGGTCATTGACCCGGATCTATCGATTAACAAAACGATGTGTGTGTAATTTTTTTTCATGTGTTTAATTTTTATTTAGTGATTTAATTTTTTTGAAATACCTTCGGTAGGTCTCTTTTTATTTATTTGCTTTTACCTATAGTGATTTTCTTAGGCTTGTTTTCTTTTGCGTATGGGATATCCAAAATAAGTAACCCTTTTTCTAAGGTTGCTACTAACTTGTGTAAATCATACTTACTGGAGATTTTCCATGCGATGTCAAAACTTGCCTTTTTAATAGAGCGGTGTAAATACCGGTATTGATTTTTTTCTTCTTTCTTTTCGTCTTCGGTTTTGCGGTATGCTACACGGAGTGTTTCCGAATCTACGATAATATCGAGTTCTTGTTCTTCTATACCTACGGCGGTTAACTCGATTCTAAGACCATCGTCTGTTTCCCTGATATCACATGGGTGATTAACTACTTTTTCCTTTACCGGCTTGAATACGGAATTACTGTCAAAGAAAGACTTCCATAATAGGTCGAATTCTTCGTTAAAGTGCCAATAATCGTCGTAAGACAATCCTTTAGATAAAGTTTGTTTGTACTGTTGTGGTAACGTGTTAATAGCGGAGCTATTAGCGTTTAATACTATCCCGGTAGCATAACCGGATACCGTCGTAGTAGCAGTTCCGGGGAACGCAGCGGTTGTTGAAGCGTAGTACGTTCCTGTTGTTGATCCCAATCCATTGGACACAACGTAAACATTTGATTTATTATTCATTTTTTTGTGTTTTTTGCACCCCTAGGGTGTGCGATTATTTAATTTTAGAACGTGAGACCTACCGATAGTATCTCAATTTCTATATATAAATATATACGATTTTTACAAAAATACGTAATTTTTTAACAAAAACCAAATAAATTTTAAGATATTTTGACTAAGATATAAATAGAAATGGTCAAATTCGTTGAAATAAGCCTCAAATTTAGAACATCTTTTCTGTTAAACACATCGTATTAAGGCGAGATTTAAAGCGAAATTTGGGCTGTTTCCGTGGCAAATGAACCAATTATACCCTCCGGGGGTAAAAAAATATGTTTTTCCGTAGTAAGATTTTACCTTTTTTAACTCGTATGGTACCAAAAAACAAAAAAAATCATATATATTTATGATATTTATATAAAATAATTTGACAATGTTGAGAGAAATTATGAATAGTTACGACTATTTCGACGACGAAGAGAACAAAGATGGTATGCCTATGGACCGTTATATCATATGGGATATGATAAATTCGCCTTTATTTGACGATGTATGGTGGAAAAATACATACATTAATCAAAAAGACCCTATAAAAGCTGCTCGTATAAAGGCTGCTTATACAGCACTTTTTCATCCTATGAATGGAATATTTGACACGGGATTCTTTTCTAAGAACTATTTAACTGAATTTGAGGTATCTGTAATAAGAAATTTCATAAAAATATACAATAAATACAGTAAAGACCTACCGGAATTAGCAAAAGTAATGAGACCTATTATACAAGAAATAAACCATTATTTCTCTGTTGTTAAAATGAATGAAGGGGAGTAATTTTATTTACGCCCCCTTTTTTATTATATTAGATTTTTTTCTTCTTTTATAAAATGCTTGATAATAGCTTTAGTTAGTTTTTCTGGATCGGCATCTGGCATTCTCTGTTGAATTTTTCTGGCTGTAGCGCTATTATATTTTTTCATAATGCGATCTACCAAATCTTTATCTTTTATTACCTTGGCCATATTCTTTCTAACTGACCCAATATTCTTTTCGGCACCTTTTTCTTCTTCTGCGTTTTTCTTTTCTGCAAGAAATGACTCATGAGTTTTAACAGCTTCCAATGCGGTCTTGGCGTTAACTAGATGCTTAACAACATTTTCCATCACTCTTTTGTATTTCTTATCGTCTGTGCCTTCTGCTAGTGCGGAAATTTCTTGAACAAATTCGTCCAACGCGCTTTCTAATTTTTCGCTTAGACTAGCTTCTACTTCTTCCAATTCGTCTTCTCTTAGAGGTTGACCAATCTTAACTGTCTTAACTGAATCCTTTCTTTGTAAAGCTTTTTGTGCTTTTATTTTATCTGCTGACGTCATGGTGTTGGAGGTACCGTCCATAGTAGATATGATGGTATCTTCTGTCTGGTTTTGTAATTCTTCTTTTAATTCCATCGCGTTGATTAAATGGAATTCATTTAATTTATCGGCGTATTCTTTAGAAAATTTATTTTTTGCGTACTCTTCATTTTCTGCTTTAAAAGCTTTAATGAAATTTCCGTTTGCGTCGGCTATAAGCCATGAGCTAGATTCTTTTAACATTTTATGTCTTTTTATTCTTTGAGTTCTTGTAAAAGCTTTTATGCTATTTTGTTTTTCCGTGACTGTCTTTTCTAAATCTTTTATAATAGAGTTACTTGAAGCCAATACGTCAGAAATATGTTTTTTATCTACTAATTGATAATCATCTATGTTATCTTCATATTTATCTTCAAAATAATTTTGTACGAATTCGGGGTCTTTCTTTTTTATGGAATCAACGACTTTACCTGTTTTCCTATCTATGATAAAAAAATTATATGCGGTATCATTTTTTAATTTTTCATAACTAGAAATTTGATTTTTCATTTCTCCTATTTTCTCATTGATATCTTGTATTTTCTGTAAATCTTCATATTTTTCGCTATCTAGGATAAAATAATTTATACCTAATTTATCTTTATATTTTTCAAATAAATCGTCCCACGCAAGTTCTAACCTTTCTTCATCGGTACTTATTCTTTTATTCGAAGCGTCTTTACTTTTACTTACATCGATTTTTTTTATTAGAGGATCCTCATCGGATTTCTTAAACATATCATAGGGATCTATATCAACTAAATATAGTTTAGATTTATCAGTAAGCTCTTGTTTTTTCTTTGATAAAAAAGTTGCACGGTACTCAGCGGGAGATTTTCTAACTTTACTTGTTTTAGCTTCGTTGGATATCATCGAATAATGTATTTTATATAAATATTTAGAAAATATATATAAATTATATATCTTGTTCTATAAATATTTTTTCTATTTTTTTAGGTAATTTATTATAATTTTTTACAAATTTTTTAGGCATTGCATCAACCAATATCTTATTATTATAGGGGCTATTATTAGGTTTACACCATTTTCTAGATTGCAACATATAAGTATAAAAATATATATAGGCGTTAGCTTTTTGTATATAACTTTCTACATTTATATCTAATTTGTGTTTCTTTATTATTTTTACAGTTCTTTTCTCATTGTCTAATTCTAGATCCCTGGCTGCACTCATATGTTTTTCTATATCGTCGACTTCCTTGCCAGCCAACCATTCATCTACAAAGTTTAAACTATCAGCTGATAAATCCCACAATTCTATTTTATCCAGCCATTGTGTCATATGTGAATACTCGTGGGCTAATATACCTAAATAATTAACATTATTAGAAGCAACCGCTAGAACTCCCCCATCCGAATCAAAATAACCACCACATTTTATATTTTTACTTAAAATTAAATATTTAACATTTTTTATTTTACATTTTACTTTATGTTTTTTACACTCGGATTTAACGAACTCTTTAAATTCTAATTCCTCCTTTTTCATAAAATAATATTTAATTTTTCAATAAACCGTGTTAAATAACTTCAAAAAAAAAGAACTTTATTTTTTTCAGAATAAAGTTCTTTTTCGAATCAATTTATGTGTATATAGTAATTATTAATTCTAAAATTATGAATTAGAAATTTAATATACATCCTGAATTAGCTAATACAAAATCGATAGTTGTGTATTCATCAGCACTCCAATCCCATGAACCGAAATTAGAAATATTCTTAATAAAAGCTTTCTTTATAATCCATTCGTTTACAACACTACCTACGGGGTCAATAGCTCTGAAAGTCAAATCTTTCCAATAGAAATCACCATAACCGGCACGACCAGTAACAGTTTCATATTGTAATCTCGCCCACTCCATCATAGCTTGCGCACCGGATGGACTAACTGCATTATATAAACTCATGTTAATATCATTCCAACGTCTCTTGGCTCTGAATTTAACATATGAGTTAATATGATCAATAGTAACCTCACCATCGTCGAATCCCAGACCATCCAATTTTTTAATTAAGAATGATGGGATACCGTCGCAGTAAACGATGAATCTGTGCTGCAACATCGGTTCGAATAATTGACCTAACATTTCTGTATTGGCGTCTAATATTGGCATTTTTTTATTATTTTTGTTTTGTTCTTATTAATAAATATCAATCAAATATATTTTATACAAACGTTGAACCGGTCGGTTGAATGTTGAATTCTAACAAGATGAATTCGATAGTTTTAGTCGGAGAAATGTATATTTTACCAACCAATTGATTTCTATCAATCACATCATTAGTATTCAGAGTTTCGTCCATTTGAATTCTGAATGCATAAAGACCTTGTCTAGATTGTACTGATTCCATGTAAGGAGTAACAATTGCTAAGAATTTATCCCTGGTAGCTAATGTATTCTGTTCGAATACAAAGTTTCTAGAAGAATTACCAATGAAGTCTCTCAGTTCAATTAACAAACGTCTAACATTTATTCTGTTCAATGTGGTTTCTCTAACTTGAAGAGTTTTTTGACCCCATATCACAACGTTAGAATCTTGGAACTTAACAATCGGGTTGATACGACTAGCGTACAAAGTATCTCTATCAGATTTACTTAAACGAATTCTAGTATCGATAACACCACCCAATCCACCTCTATTCAATCCAGCAGGAGCAAACCATTCAGCTGCCACTTTATCATTGTAAGCGTAAGCTTGAGGTACAACCACACTAGGTGGAACATATATCTCTCTATTAGAATTTATATCTTTAACACGAACCCAAGGATAGTAAGTAGCACTGTAGCTAGAATCAACACCTGATATAGTTGCAACAGCAGTTGCGATAGTTTGGTCAACACCCGTCAAATCTCTCAAATAAACGGCATCAGTTCTGTTTTCTACCATGGTTTGAGCCAGGAGGGTTACAGCTGAGTGGTACTGCTCTAATACGCCAGGAACCGTCAGCAATTTGAATCTATACATCTCAGTATTAGAAAGTATATTGAAAGCGGTATTATAGGCCACACTACCGGCAGTTGTACTTGTAGATAGATTAAATCCAAACAAATTGGTACCGTTTGAGGCAATATTTGCACCCATTTTCTTAATGACATTGTAGTTCATTCCGTCGGTTCCACCTTGGAAAGGAACTGTAAATTTATTATCAAATTGAGATATGATAGAGAAATTAGCATTTCTTCCAACGCCAGCTTGAGTTGGAATCGGATTTAAGTAGTTATAAACGTTATCTGTATTAGCGTAATCAAATCCAGAATAAACTATAGATGAAGTATTACTCTGTATCATTGAGGCAGAAGGAAGGAAGTTTGTTCCAAAGCCCGCAATAGGCTCATAAACAGCTTCAAATCCATTGGGTATAACGTTGGGAGAAACAGCACCGGCGTCTACACCACCATCCATTTCTATACGAATGTAGTCAGATATGGCACTATAATTACCATAATCGATCACCTTATTAGTAGTATACTCGTATCTAGAATATCTATCACCGATAGCTCTAGCTATATAATTAGGTGAATTTGGGTCTAAAGTAACTCCTATGTATTGCTCATATACAGACTGGTTTTTATCCGTATCTTTAGCGTCTCTAATTAAGACGTTAAAAGTAGAATAAACACTATTGCTGCTATATTTAGTTATATTAGAAAGCGAGATTTTAATATCTTTATTACTTTGGAAACCATCTGATAAGTGATGGAATTTAAACAATTTAATTCCACCATCGGATATAATCCAAGGTGTTTGTGCATGGTCGTAACCACCGGGGAATGAACTAGTGAAAGTACAGCTAGTGGTGCTAAGTACTAAAGAAGCACTAGAGTTTGTGTAACTACCAACTCCAACTGAACTTGTGATAAAATTACCAAAGAATAAATAAGGAAAAGCAGATGAAGTCTGATAATTTGCATCTGTACCTAATACTTTAGTTATATAGTTATTATCAGCGGGATTAAAAGAAGCAGTAACATATTTCAATACGTCTGTGGTTGAACCAGAAAGTTCAAAACGAAGACTATTAAAGCTGGAGCTACCTGGAAGCAAGGTTGAAAAACGAGTGTTATTCAAATTTGAAGTAGTAGAGTTCTCATTTTTAGATGGGTACATAACAGCCAATATAACAGAACTAGATACTACAGCAACTAATTTGTTGGTAGTATCATACTGCCATCCACCGTTACCTAACACACGAGTAACTTTTACACTATTTCCTGCTTGTAAATAATTAAAAACAGTTTGAGGAACGTATGTATCACCGCCAGCTCCAAAAGCGGCCACGTATTCAGAATACGATGTAATATCGGTGGGAACAAAGGCAGCACCTTTAACTGTGGGCCCAACTACGGCTAAACCGGCGTCTGCTTGACCCGGGGGTACATATGATTGATCGTTCTCAGTTTGATAAACACCGGGTGAAATTATTTGTTCTGGCATTTTAAATATATTATTTAATTAAATTGAATCTATTAATACTATTATAAATATCAAAAAATGTAATCAAAAATTAAATAACATTTAGCTTGAACTACGATATTTCTCCTGTATCCACGTCTATTTGACCCTCTCCATATTTGGTGGAAAGTCCCTTAGCCATCTCTTGTTCCTTGAGTAATATGTTAGCATATTTACCCAATAATACAGTCTTTTCTTCTACTAATTCTTGAATTAATTTATTGTACTCTTCTATTTTAACATTAACATCGCCAATATCATATACTGTGCTATAATGTTCTTGTCTAAGATTTTTTAGTTCTAATAACTCTTGTTCTGTTAACTTTTTCATGACTTTTTATTTTAATCTTTCCATTTAGCTAATGGGCAAGCATCTTTACCCGGTAAAGGGCTGTATATCTTTTTTTTAATGGGACAATAACATATACCGCAATAATATACTCCGGTATTTTGTTCTTGTTTCAGTGAATCACAACCTTGACAAATTGTTAATCTTTCTTCAGCTATTTTTTGCTGTTCTTCAGTTGGATCCATTTCTATAATCCAAGCCTTCGCTATTTCAACTAATTTTAACATAGATTTTTTATACAAATATAATATAAAATATTAAGAAAACCAAATTTTTATTAACAATTTTTTATTCTATCTAAAGCGTCTTGTGTTTCTATTATTTCTTTATCTATTTTTATCAAACTTTCAAGGTCCCCATTATTGAAAAATAGATTTCTTAATACGTTTAATTTGTATATTTTATTCTCTAGTAAAATTACTATTTCGTTGACGGTCATTTTGATTAATTATTGTTATGATTAATAGTATAACATTGATCTCATAACGTTTGCCGATGTATGTTTAACAAACCATAAATATTTTAAACCGTCTGGAGTAGAAAACACTTCCATTCTATTACCTATAATAGCCGCACCAGTCCCAAAAGGAGCGAAACCAGCGCCATAGATAGTGTTGGTAACAATATCCATATAATAAAATCTCATGGTAGCATCTTTAGTAAAATATATCCTATCATCACCGTCATATGTCCACATAGTTCCAGTAGTCCAAGTTTCACTTTGCGGAGTAATAACCATAGGTTCCACTTTATCTGTAGGTATATCAATATAATCAATATTAGCTATACCTCCACCTCTAGGTATAAACATTCTTCTTCCTTTCAAATTAGGGTCACTAGTATTACATCCCCAGTTGAATTCTATCCCAGTACCTCTTGCGGGTTGCTGTAATATAGAATATGATGAACTTACGTTGCCAGGAGCAGTTGTTATTGCACCGAATGTTAATGCGTTAGCGGTATTACTTGTTATCGAAGCTTCTTGTCCTTGTCCTTGAGTCGAAATAATCTTGACCCTTCTACCAGCATGAAAGTTTGTCATCCATCCTGATGAGGATATAGGTCCAAGAGCAAAACTCTGTGATACTGATATTGTATATGATCCGGTGCCACCAAAAGTATTCGGTCCAAAAGAGGTGATAAACGAACCCGTTAAAATACCACTACCAGTTATCATAGAACCTATTCCTAAATAACCACTAGTTATAGCCGTCACAGTCATATTATTACCAGCAATTGAAGCAGAACCAGTAAATGCTGTATTAACATCTGTCAGAAGAGTAGTAGACTGTGTTCCGGAAGCAAAACCTGAAAACATGTTTCCTATTGTATCTCTTCTAGTTATAACGTATCTAGTCACCCCATTTGTGGGCGCAGTATTCGGTGAATTAAAAGTTATAGTATTTGCAGTATTTGATAATATAATCATATTTTGACCATTAACAAGACCACTTGCTGCAGTCATAGCACTAGTATTCATGTAAATAATAAATCCCGCCCATTGGTTAGTCACCCAGTTTTTAGTGGCATCGAATAAAGTGGTAGTTGTTTGAGAACCCACTAATGTGGTTGACACAGGTGTTCCTGCCATAGTGTACTGAATGGTCGTTGTACTAGGCACACCAGTTATAGTAAAAGTGCCGTTGAAGTTTGCGTCTGTTGCCCCACGAACAGTTACAGATTGACTAATTCTATAGTTATGTGCTACAGCCATTGATGCCGTTGCGGAAGTACCGGTAAAAACTAATGAAGTTATTGCCTGTTGTTTATTAGCCCCTAACCTAACTGACGCATTACAAGCTACACCACTATCTTCTATTCTTCCTAATGTCAGTAAATCATCTGTCAGATTTAAAATATTGAACGTGGTATTTGAACCCAAAGTTAAATAAAGTTTATCCGGGTCTGCTGTTATATTATATACAGAAGTACTATCTAATACAGCAGAAGAAGTCCTGTAAAAGTTTATTGAACTTGAGTTATTTGATAAAATAGGAATTACCTGGCCGTTACCACTTCCACTAACTATTCTAACTACATAATTTTTCCACCTATTAATACTCCAGTTTTTAGAAGAATCAGTTATAGAAATATTTGAACCGGCTGTCGCTTTACCCGCATCAAATCCATCAATAAAATATTGAGTGCTATTATTAGGTACCGCAGACATAGATTCATATGTCAAAGTGGTAGATGTATTAGATAATATTTTAGCTTGCTGCCCTTCGCCTTCCCCACTCCAAAATCTAACATAATAAGAGTTGCTACCTGTGGCCCACTGGTTAGTGTTCCAACTTTTTGTGGTATCTGATAAACTATTTACTGTACCGGATATACTAACTCTACCTCTGTCCCATATAGAAGATTGGTCACCCGTTCTCTCCAATGAGGCGTCTGTTCCAACGGCAGCTATATTGTTAGTAACAGCTGATCTAATATACCATATATCACTCAATGTGTCATATTGTTGAAAAGTATAAAATGGTGTTGCGGCAGCAGAAGAAATTAAAAATACAGTACCTCCTTCAACTTTATATCTAGAAGTGTTATTCGGGGTGATTGCCCATGGGGTATCCACCGTCACAATAGAAGCTTCGATTTGCACTACTGTCTGAGAACCCGCAGTTGTAGCAATAGCCGGGGAAAAAATAGAAGGGTTACAAAAAACTTCATACGCCGACAAAGTGGAATCACCGAAAACAAGTGTATTAATACTATTACTAATTATTCTTCTTACTTGTCCTATACCAGAACCCTGTATAACTCTAGCTTGAAATCCCACCCATTGGTTTACTCTCCAGTTTTTGGTAGCGTCTGTTAAGTTTAATGTGCCAAGTGTGTTTGACACAGTTGTTGCCACTGCTATATCTTCTATAGTGGCGTCGGCAACATCAGTAATAGTTCTTCTTTGACCAACACCTGTTCCGGCGATTATTGATATATCATATCCTTTTAAAGCTTTTCCGAAATAAGCTGGTATATAAGCAGTGTTAGAACCAGCAGATATTATATTACCTTCGATTCCAGCCCCCGAAGAAAAGCGCATAGTTGAAAATGTAGCCGGTGTTATTGGTGGTGAAGCAAGCTGAAGATATGTGTCTGTCCATGTATCATATTTCCAAAAACTCGCAGCTGCATTCAAATAATAAATGAACCGACCAAAGTTTACATGCATAACTGAATTCATGCTAGTACAAGTAGAACTCACAGCTGAACTAGCGCCCCCTTGCGCATCTCTTAACATTTCAAAAATTGGTAAATCTATTCCAAGTTTATTATTATTAATTACATTCATATTATTTATTTTATATTTTTATGATATATTACTTCTTATTCCCGTATTATACATTATTCTCTGGTTCATCATCTGAAAGTCGTTGTTTGTATAACCACCAAAGTTACCAATTGAGTTTGTACCTACCGGTAAGGGGTTGGTTATAGCTGTTACAGCAGTCACTGTCTGTAATGTTAAATTCGATGTTATAGAGTCTATAGTAATTCTCTGTCTTTGAGATGAATCTGCGTTAGACGAAGCTTCTAAAGCTCTTAATATACGTCTCAATAAAACTATTGAATCATCTGTAGCTGGGTTTAGTGGT